GAAATAAAACGTAAGCACTCCAACCACTTCCTCTTTCATCCTTAACATACTTGTGGTTCATTAGATCACTTTTCTCAGTAAATAATAATGTCGGTCTATCAAATGGCATCCTAACATCATTAGGTACTTTGCCATCAAATGTTTCTGGCAATCGGATTGGGTCTAATTCTGGATCAGTATAATCAAACATGCTAGGCGCAACATTTCTATAAGAAAAATCCCAAATGTCTGTTAAATCAACTAAATGACAATCATCTAGTCTAAGAGTGTAAATTTCTTTAACTTTTCCGCGCTCTTGTAACGGTGATGCTACATCCATAATGAACCGCATTTCATTTAAATTTTGCCCAGTTTTTCGCTCAATCTCATCGTGAACTTTAGTCACGAACTCCATCATTTCCATCGTTATTCTCCCAATTTAATTCAAAGTTAATGTTATGATAACGGCAGTAACCAATAGCCACATACATTTCTTCACACATACTATCGTAAAACATCGCGTGAACTTTGCCCTCATCATCGCAAATTAAAGTAAGCCAATATCCATCTTTATCAGCCCAACTTAAAATTCTACCTTCATCACTGGACGTTTCAAAAGATTGACCAATTACTTCAGTAAGACCAGAGATACTCCAAGCGAATTTATTTAAGGTTTTAGGTGCAACTTTCATTACCATTTCTCCCCAAATACTTTCTGAAACGCTTCGTCCAGAACTTTGTTAACCTCAATCATGGTCTGCGGCTCAATGAACTTGATCTCGCCACCACACTCGCAAAGGTCGGGGGCAAAATCATCCACCCCCCACTCTTTGTTACACTTATTGCAAATCCACATCTTTAAACTCCCGAATGTTTTCCAACGTCCAATCGTGACCGTTATCAGTTTGCTCCCAATCGGCCTCGTCACCGTTACGAGCTATAGTCCACGCCTCATCTTGGCTATCGGCTTCGATAATAGCGGTATATCCCACATCCATTGTGGCAGTTACTTTAAACTTAGCCATCTTACCAACTCGCCTGATAATAAACGGAACGCCAACCTTCTTGCTCCATCCAGTAAGCTGCTTTCTCGAACCTCTGCGCGTGTTCCCATGCGTGTTCTGTTCGCTCTTCTTGCCACCACTCAGGATTTCCAAAGAAGAACCCACCACAATCATCATTGGCAGGCAACTTATCGTGCCGTAAAGCATTGGCAATCTTGCGAAGCTGTTCGGGTTCGAACTCAATTCTTTGACAGCTATCATCGCCATCTGCGAACTCGTTCACAATATATTCATGCAACGGTGCGAACTTGCGCCACTGCCCCATATCAAGAACGTACTCACAAATATCAAAGCCATCAATCTTAGGCCGCTCAACTTTTAAGCTACCACCTTCGGGCGCTTGCTGCGAATGATCATACTCACTAACGTATTGCTCACCGCGTAGATACATATCTAATCCCATAATAAATCCTCCTTATACTAGATATACGATAATACATAAAGTATTTTATCTTATGGGTCAAGGGGAAATATAAATTTTTTTATAAAAAAACCCCCGATGCAAAAACAGAAATAAAAGCATCGAGGGTATAGTCTAGTATTTTGAGGTAGTAAGTAACAAGCGGTTAACTTACTATGTTTAAACTACTAGCATGGGAATATATGGGATGCAAGTAAAAAATAACTATGGGGGCATTAAGCAGTCCTCCAAATGTAATAGTAACCATCAATAGTGCGCATGGCTCCCTTCATTCCTTGGTCTTGTGCTTTCTTCAAGAAATAAGAGGCTTCACCTTTGCCTTTAAACTTAACGCAATCGCCAACGTCAAAACTAGACAGCACAGCATCAAATTTACTACCTTTGGTAAAACTCTTCTTGGGTTCGGGCAAAGACAGCCCTTTTATAATTGTATAAGACATATTAGTCCTTTCATGTTTGGGTTAAAAAAGAGAGAAAAAGGCTTCTCTCCACTAGAGCGCAACCTTTGAAATTTTCGGTTGTTATCTATAGGGCAATATTTGAAAAATACTGCTTTACTTATAGGGCAATGTTTTGGCTTCACCCTTATAGCACAGGGTTTGAAATGACTGCTCTCTTATAGTGCAAGGTTTGAAGATTTTGGCCTCTTAGCCTAGAGTGCAACCATCAAACCTGCAGCACAAAATAACCCGATAAATTGTTCGGCTTATTCGCTGGGCACAAAAAAACCCCCGCACGAATGCGAGGGTCAAGTTATTCGGGTTATGTCAGGATCTAAAACCATTCGAAGTGAACTCCCAAAATCCAAACAATAACCATTAAGATAGCAATTACAGCGATCCAACGATCCTCAAAGTCAGCATCCATCTGTTCCAAAAGCCGAATAAGTTTATTCATCTTCTTCCTCCAATCCAAAAAACCTTAAAAGAACCTCATCGTTATCTTGTTCGAATGAAGTCAGGCGCTCACAATCAACATCTTTATCGTTGCTGTCAGCCAACGCCTTGTGAACCAGTTTAATTAACTCATCCTTTGTTAGCATGATCAACTCCTTTGTATCTCTCAATGCAGTTTTCCATAAGGTCAGCCATCTGCGAGATTTGCACCCAAATCTCGTCAGCATCATAGTATTCAAAAGGCTCCCACGCATTTTCTTTTACAAACGTGTCAGCCTTCTTGCTGTTCCATGTGTGCCAATCTTCAGGCAAATACTCAGTTAAGTAATTACCCGAAGCCATTCGCATCAGGTAATTATAAGATACTTTTTCTTTCCTAGCCATTATGCTGTCTCCCCTAGTCCAACAATATCAGCATCGCGTAATGCAGACCTCAAGTAATAATCATCAAGGCCAAAGTCTCTGTAGCCCTGTTCAATCATATGATAGTAACCACCAGAAGGTGTGCGTAAACTGCTCTTGTTACCATTCATGTCGTAAGTAATCCACTCACCGTTGACCTTTCTGCGGTCATATAAATGCGGATAACCCTCCAACGCATCCAACGATCTTAAACAGTCCTCTGTGATTTCCCACAATACAACTGGCAAGATAGCATCAGCATCAGCACGAAAGTCAGCCACGCCACGAAAGATCAAACGATAATTAGGTAGATAAAACCCACCCATTGGTTTGGCCTTGGGGCAACGATGCGACATCGCCTCCCTATTAGTATTCATTCCATATGCCATATAATACATATCTATTTCCTTTTCTTTACTAGATAAATTCTTTTATCATTTATGGGAAATGCCGTCAAGCAAATAAAAAAGAGGGGCTGAAACCTCCCCTCTTAGTATGCAATCACGACAAAGGAATACGCCAATTTGAAAATCGCTTGCACTGCCACGGTTCGAGAATCATTATGAAAACACTTTTGGCGATCTCAGCACTCATGGCTTACTATGATTTTATGCAACTAGGTCAAGATCCATCAATTGTCCTAATGGATATGCCAACCCATGTGGGTGTTGCTTTGCCAACTGTCTCCACCAGTCGATATAAATTTGACGAACATCATCATCGTTGCAAAATTGTTCACGCAATAATGAATAGATTTCTTTGAACCCATCGCCATGCGGTTTCCTCATACTAGGAAAATTATCAGGATCATTGTGTTGCAATGTGCGTTGAACATAATGTGATAACTCATGCAAAACGGTGATAAGATTTGCGTGATCAACATCACCAATTTTTACAAACATACCTCCGCACTTAAGGTCATCACTATATGAACGATATTCACTCATATAAATATAACCATCTTTTTTATACTTAGATGTTTTAAACTTTTTATGTTGGTTTAAAACTTTTCCAGTTTTAACATTTTGTTTTTGCCAACCATTAATATTAATAACGATTGTATTTCTACCCGCACGGCTTCCACCATTGGCATTGGTATTTACTTTTAAAATACTCAAGGCTTTGTCCTTGTCACCTTTGCCCAACTTGAAAGGTGTATCGTCAAGGAACTCAAGAGCCGTCTTGATAATCTTCTCAATGAAGAGTGTTTGCATCGAAGTGCTATATGGGTTGTAAGTAGACATCATAATTATCCTCAAAATAACTGTTTGACTAAATACAGTATATATGAAGTTTTCCCACTTGTCAATAGAAAAAATAAATTATTTTATCTTTATTTTAGGCAAGATTAGTTTAGGCAAAACGTCTTGCCCATCTTGCGTTTGCGTAGATTATATAATAAAATCAATAACTTAACGTGTTTAGGCAAAATGGGCAAAATAGGTTAATTTTGCGTAAAAAATGTAATAAAATCAATAGTTTATTTAGGCAAAATTGCCTACCCCCCTATAAGGGGGGGTATATACAATCCCCCCCTATTGCGTAAATGTTGCGCAGCCTCGAACTTGCGTTATGGGAAAATGTGCCAATTGTAGCACTTGACCATCGTAGCGTTTTTAGTAGAATGGGGTCGGGTCATAAGTCGTAAAATTGTTCGGGTAGGAGCGGTCATGCCGAAGGTAGGAATAAAAGAAGATAAAGTCCACGGGAACAGAAGGCTCAATCCAAAACAGCAGCAGTTTCTCAAAAACTATCTTCATGGGGATATGACACAAACCGCAGCAGCACGAGAAGCAGGGTATTCGAATGCCAACGTCAGGGCTGTGCAGCTTCTAAATAATCCCACGGTAAAAGAACGCCTCGAAGAAATGAGACAGGAGCTAGAAAGCAAGTACGGTGTCTCTGTGACTAAATCTGTTCGGGATATGCAACTGCTCAGAGATGAAGCATGGCAGGCAGGAAACTTCTCAGCAGCAATTAAAGCAGAAGAACTCAGGCTCAAGGTAACGGGATTAATGGTAGCTCGTAGCCATGTAACGCACGAAAACATAGATAGCCTAACCCGTGACCAAATCGTAGAACAACTAGAAGAATTTATGGATCGTGCTAAAAATCGTATGATTGACGTTACACCAGCAGAAAATCCCATAGAAGCCGAACAAATCCCAGTAGCAGCAGATAGCGAGAACCCAGCGGAATAGCTGGATTGCCTAGAGGGGGCGGTCGGGCGTCCCCCAGCGGGAAAATGTTCGGGATGTTTCAGGGTCGGGATCGGGCTTTGTCATCACCAGCATCGGGATCGGGGTTAAGCCGAAGAATTGTTCGGGATATTATACCATCGGGCTGCTGGGTGTGCAACTCGAACTCGGAGAAGAAACACCTGCTTTCGGGATCGGGACTTTTCCCAGCGGGAATCGGGAACAATTGTTCGGGATCGGGGCGCTGGGATCGGGACACCCCCGGTAATTCATTACCTGCTCCTCGGATCTTCCCCGGCAGCATCTCCTTCCGCCCGGCGGAATCCCGTGCCCGGTCAGCGCCGGGGATGACAACCCGAACAATTGTTCGAAGAGCCCCCGGTTGCCCGGTAGTGCCCGGTGCCTTCCGCCCGGTGTTCAGCCCGGCGTACAGGAATATAAAAAAGTTTATCTTAGGGGTTGACACTCTCTATAGTATGGGATAGTATGGGATTATAGTTTAGTAATGAGGAGAAGAACTATGGACGAAAGACCAATTGAAGAGAAATACCTCTGGGGTAGAATTAGTAGAGATCTTTACCAAGTTGGAGAGCAGACCTACACATCAAGCTGGAAGCTCGAAGATATGGCGAAGAAGGAGTGGGCAAAAGAAATTAATATTGCTGACAAGCTCGATAACTTTTCTGCTCAACTCGATATCATCTCTCGAATGATTAAGGATATTAAGAAAGATCTTCCTGCGGATAAAGATCCAAGCAACTGGTAAAATTTCTGCTGGGCAAATCGCCCAGCATTTTTTTTGAGCTGGGTGCGAACAATTGTTCGGTTTATTTGCCCAGCACCTGCTGGTGAAGAAGATAAAAAAAATTATCTTTTTGTGTTGACAACGATATTAATGTGGGATAGTATGGGATTATTAAAACAGAAAAGGAATATAAAATGAGCGATAATAGTAGACAGAATATCGAGAATTCAGTTGTAGATATTTGCCTGAAGTACAAATCCTACAATGCGATGGTGGAAGAGAACAGACATTCAGCAGCCGAGGAGATCACTGATGAACTGCGGGAGAAACCCGCTTCCGTTCAGATTAGATCTGCATGGAATAACTGTCCGTCAGAATTTAAGCCAGAGGAATTTAGAATTGAGTTAAGCGGCGGCGGACCTGCAACTCGTATTGTAGGAGATCTGGACGAACACGCGGAGGTGTGGAGTGTAAAGCCACAACATCAAGATTGGTTTCAGCCTTGGAAAGATCTTCCCCTTGATGAAGAAGAAACCAAAGCGGTCAAGTGGTTTGCGAATTTGTTTTATTATGGTTCATAATCGGGGTTAAGACATCGGGGCATCGGGCTTTCGGGTTCGGGGCTTCGGGATCGGAGCCTTTAATATATCGGGATCGGGATACTATTAATTTAGTATCCCTTTTTTTATATCTTTTTACCTGCTGTTTTTATAACCCGAACAATTGTTCTTTGAATTTATTATATACATTATAAATATAAAAAAATTTATCTAGTGTATTGACTATCCCATAAAATACCAGTAACGTGCAAGCACGTTAACAGAAAAACAGAAGGAAATATTATGACTAACTTATTATCACAGGGAATAGAAATAGAAACTGCAGGCGTTCCAATGAGTAACATCGAAACAGCTTTCCGAGATGCAGGTATAAAAGGTGCAAGTGTTGTTCACGATGGAACACCAAACGTTGATGCAGAAATAGTATTGCCGCCATTATGCTTATTCAATCACGATGGAACACCTTGCCAAGTCGCTTATGAATATTTGCAAAGTGTTTGTCGTGTGCTTAATAGACTAGGTTGCCGCATCAATTCTTATTGCGGTTTACATGTTCACGTTGGTATCTACCCATTGGACGAAAACCAAACCGCGCATAATTGGACTGCTAATAGCATTAACAAAAAAGAACGTACTGGACGTTATTATACTGAAGGTCTTTTAAATGATGCGATTGATGCAGTCGTTTGGTTTGATGTTCTTTACAGATGTTCACGCCAACAACACCTTATTAACCGTATACTACCACCTAGTCGCACTGATAACCGTTATTGCTACACTACAAACATTAGCGCGTTTGATGGACTGGACGCTAACAATGCCACAATCCAAAGTGTCAAATCATTAACACGCGGCAAATTTTCTGCAATCAACTTTGAAACATGGTCACGCGGTACGGTTGAATTTAGACAGCATAGCGGAACAATTGAAGCAGAAAAAATCATGTCATGGTGCAAGCTTATTCGAACAATTGTAAACTGGTCCAGAAGTGATCGCGTTGAAACTGGCAATGCTTCCAGTACTGAAACAACACCAGAATATCCGTTTCGTAATGGTTCAAGGGTAGGCGTTCAATATTCACTTATGAGAAATGGCGGCGCAACAACACGCGAAATAATGGATGCGACTGGATGTAGCGAACAACGTGTAAGAGCGGCGGTTTCAGAAATCAGAAATCGTGTTGGACATAGCGCGGTTGTTACCAATACCATGCAAGCAAATGGTGCGAGATACGGTCAAGGTACAGACTTCACTAGCTATGAAATTCTACACGAAATAACCGTAGAAAATTCTGGTGCGATCATGATACCAGAAAACCGAATAGGCAACGCTAGTATATGGTCAAATGTAGATGATACAGATTTCGAATACTGGCAAGCTAGAACATTAGACCTATACCCCAACTAGGGTATAGGCTTACACCAAACGGGAAGCCCGCCTAGAGCGGGCTTTTTACTTTTCCAAGGTACCCTAGCTAAACCGAATAATTGTTCTGCAATCGGGGTACATACGGGCTATGACCCCACCTATATATGCAAGCGTATCGGTCAGAACTCTATACTAAGCTTTACACCAACATTCACCCCAAAAAAACTTTTTTGCCTTTCAGGACGATACATAGACAAGAAGACCCCCCCCATAAAGGGGGGTGTCTATGTCTGTCTTGTATGGAAATCGTTGACCCCAAAAAAATTTTTTAAAAAATCCATTGACCCATCCCATAAATTTCCATACTATACCAAATACAATGGAAAAGCCTGAATTTATATCTGACGAAGTTTACGCGAGTGATTTTACTCGTAATTCTCTGGACAAGCTTTTCAGGGTTTCTAATATGAAAGTTACGAGTTTTATTTCGAAGTGTGAGCTTTTAGGTTCACCAATTTCTTATCGTTCTCCTAAGAGGCATGAAGGTTTTAGTGTACACGCGATTAGGGTTTATAGTTGTTCAGAAGTTATTTCTCGTGCTTTTTCTGATGGTTTTGATATTTTTCCTACGCAAACAGATGAGTTGCGGCGCACTGAGGAGCAGTTGCGTGGCGAGATAGAGTTGCTTCGCAAGGAGTTGTTTGTTTTACAAAAAAAACGTGATAATTTTATATCTAATTTAGAGTTTGACAGTCTTGCGTCTAAATTAGGTTTATCAAAGTTATACCGTGAAGAAGAGATTGTTAATTCGAAGTTGGCTTATAAGGGTTCATCTGGTGTATATTTTTTGATAAAGGATGATTGTGTTGTTTATGTTGGGCAGTCTGTGAATATTTTTGGGCGTATTGCTTCTCATGTTCAGTACAAAGATTTTGACAGTTACGCTTATGTTATCTGTCCGAAAGATAAGTTGGATGTTTTGGAAAGTTTATACATTCATACATTAAGTCCACCTTTACAGGGCAAAAATTCGCATGGTACGGGGTACTCTGCTCCGATTGGTTTGTCACGTTTATTAGATATGAGTAAAAATGCCAAAGTATAGATTAACATACGGATCTACGTCTGAGTTTCATGCGCAGGGTCCGGGCGAGGTTGTGCCGTATATTCAGAAGTCTCATTATTTAGGTGATGATGAGGAGCATAGATTCATGCGCAGGCTTGCGGGTGAGATGGTTGAGTGGAACAGGGGAACTTATTGTTACACGAGTAGGGACAGGCTTGCGCAGAGCATGATGAGAGAAGGTTTGCTAGAGTGTGTTGATTAAATTAAAAGTTGCTGTTAGGATGTGAATTAAGTTTATTGAGGAGGCTTGATTTATGGTAGCAGTAAAAACTGGCGCACTAATGGCTCCGATGGGCGGTTCGCCTATGGGTGGTATGCCTATGGGTGGAGCGCCACAACCGAATAATATGATGTCACCTCCGATGCCTGTACCACCTATAAATCAGCCGATGCCGATACAACAGGGTACTGCGCCTATTCCCCCGAATGCGAACAGGCGAAAGCGTTTTGGTGATAGTTTAGAGACTATGCTTGCGGGTAATATTCGGCCTGCTGCACCTGTAGCGTCTGATCAGATGGGTGGCATGAATGTTTTTACGGGTCAGATGATGAACACGGCTAGACCTCCTGTTGCTCAGATGCGCAATGGTGGTATTGTTAGGAATATGCGCAGGGGTGGTTCTTCTTTTGCTGATTATGCAGGTGTTACGAAAAATAGAGATATAAAGCCTCCTACACGTTCTGGTCCAAGCATGACGCATGATCAGCTTATGTCTTCTATTAGGGGTGGTAGTAGTCCGAATGATGACAGACCTGCACCTGTGGTTACGGCTCCAGTTGTTCCTATGGATTTTGGCGATGATGATGATTACACGCCTACATCTGCTGAGTTGAATCAGGAGTTACTTGACATGGGTGCGCCTGACAAGCGTTTTGATGTTGTTCCGGGTGGCGTTGATAAGATTTATGGTGGTATGGGTAATCTTGATGAGAGAGATGACCAAACCTCTACGTTAAATGCTATTAACACAGGTATTGCGGCTGCGAACAGAAGGGCTGCTGGTGGTTTTAGTGATGTAGAGATGGTCCCCGGCACTGGTGGTATAGCTGCGATACGTTCTCGTCAGCCATTTCCTGATGAGTTGAGTCTTCAAACACCGTTTAATAATACTCCATCTATTTCTATTCCGTCTGGCACATCTAGCACGTTAGCTCAGAACATGATAACGTTTCCTGAATCTCCTGATACGGGTATGCAACCCGGTCCTGCTTATTCTCCTGCAGCAGACCCTAGTATTTATGTGTCAGATGTATTTGAGGCTCCAGTGGATTACTCTAGTTACTTTGGTGACCTTGGAGGTAATCAGATAAGGGACGATTCTAGTTACTTTGGGGATCTTGGGGGTAATCAGATAAAAGACGATTCTAGTTATTTTGGGGATCTTGGTTTAGGCGATACATCTTTAAATCCACCAGAGAGACCAGTGGGCGGTAGTCAAGGTGGCACTGACACTGGTTCTGGCTCTGGCGGTGATGATGAGGACGATGAAGGATTAACATTTTTACAGAAATTAGCGAGAGACTTTAAGGCTATTCCGGGCAATGTAGCATATGATATGAAAATGCTTGGTTATGCAGGTCTTTTTGGTAGTTACAAAAATAGATTAAAAAATATGATGGATAACGGTGTTCCTAAAGATATAGCGAAAGCTTGGTTAGACAAAAGCCAAGCCACTATGGATAAGATGATGGAAGATCAGGCCAAATTAAGCGCTCAAGACGGTGATGATTATAAACCTGTTGTTGGTGAAGTTGTAGATCCATGTCCAGAGGGTATGAGGCTTGATCCTGTTGCGGGTATTTGTGTTCCTGTTGAGGAAGGCGAGGATGAGGGTCCATCTCTTGATTTAAATCGTACTAGGGACGATGAGTTTAACGAGTTAGACGATATTATGAAGAAGATCGTTAAGCCGATTGGTGAATCTGATGAGGTAAGAACCATGCAAGCTGGCGGTTCAGTTGGATTAAATCGTGTAGCTGATAATTTCTTAGCGGCTATGGGTGGATAGCAGGGGTCTTACATGAATGACCTGAGTGACTTTACCCAGTATTTAACGGATGAAGAGTTAGCGAAAGTCGCTCCTATGTTGGAGCGGCTTAAAACTTTAGATGACAGGACTACCAAGCAAGAAAGCTTTATGACGTTTGTAAAGCATGTTTGGCCTCAGTTTATTGAGGGTAGGCATCACAAGATTTACGCTGAGAAGTTGCAAGCTGTAGCGGATGGCAAGTTAAAGCGTTTAATTATTAACATGCCGCCTCGACATACGAAGTCTGAGTTTGCGAGTTATTTATTTCCCACTTGGTTAATGGGGCGCGATCCTACGAAAAAAATCATTCAGGCGACTCACACGGCTGAGTTAGCTGTTGGTTTTGGTCGAAAAGTCAAAAATTTGATTGACAGCGAGGATTTTAGGGATGTTTTTCCTGAAGTAAGCCTTGCGGGGGACGCGAAAGCGTCTGGTAGGTGGAGTACAAACAAGGGTGGTGAGTATTACGCTGTAGGTGTGGGCGGTGCGCTTGCGGGTCGTGGTGCTGATTTAGCTATTATTGATGACCCTGTGTCTGAACAAGACGCTTTGAGTTCTACAGCGTTGGATAATATCTACGAATGGTACACATCTGGCCCTCGACAGCGTTTACAGCCCGGTGGTGCGATCATAATTGTGATGACAAGGTGGAGCATTCGTGATTTGACGGCGAAAGTTTTGCAAAAGCAGAGCGAAAAGGGCGCTGATAAGTGGGAAATTGTGGAATTTCCTGCAATTATGCCGTCTGGCAAGTCTTTATGGCCTGAATTTTGGACTTTGGATGAATTAGAGGGGGTAAAAGCCTCTATTCCTGTATCTAAGTGGAATGCGCAGTATATGCAGAACCCTACGGCTGAAGAGGGTGCGATAATTAAGCGTGAATGGTGGAATTTGTGGGAAAAAGACGAGCCACCCAACTGTAGTTACGTTATACAGAGCTATGACACGGCATTTAGCAAGTCTGACAGGGCTGATTACAGTGCGATTACCACTTGGGGGGTGTTTCACAGGGAGGAAACTGGGGAAGATCACATTGTTTTGCTTGACGCTGTTAGGGGGCGTTGGGAGTTTCCAGAATTAAAAACTGCTGCACATGAGTTGTGGGAAGAGTTCGATCCTGATATGGTACTTATAGAACAAAAAGGATCTGGTATGCCATTAACACAGGAATTAAGGCGTATGGGAATACCTGTAACCCCTTTTACTCCGGGTAAGGGGGCTGACAAGTTTACCCGAATGCACTCATGTGCGCCTGTATTTGAGAGTGGTATGGTGTGGGCACCAGAGATGAATTTTGCTGAAGAAGTGATAGAAGAATGCGCTTCTTTTCCAAATGGTGAACATGATGACTTGGCGGATTCGATGACACAGGCTATACTACGTTTTAGACAGGGTGGTTTTATTACCACTCCGAGTGATTATGAAGATGATGATTTGATGTATTCTCGTAGAAGAAAGGAATACTACTGATGGCTAATAAACCGAAGAAGATTAAATTAAAGCGTTCAGAAACTGGCGCTCAGTTTTATCAATCTGATAAGCAACGTCAGGCAAGGCGAGACAAGCAAGCTAAACAACGTGCTACAGGTAAATATATAGAAACAGATCTAGAAAAGAAAATTAATAAGGCTATTGAAGAAAAAATGTTAGAGGGAAAAATGACTCCTGAACAAGCGGGGAATTTTTCATCTAAAACTTTTATAGACTCATTATATGATACTTATTCTAATAAAGCGAAGGGCGGCGAAGTTCGTGCTATGAAATTAGGTGGTGCAGTTTTGAAGGGCCGTGGGCCGAAATTTAAAGGACAATCATAGGAGATTGATATGGAGACCTCAAGAAGACCAAAAGCTAGACCAAAGAATTTTGGAAGAAAATCTGCAATAAAAGCTGCTATTGCAAAAATTATGGGTGAGACTGATGATCGTCAAAGTGCGATGGATCGTGCAGGTATGTTAGAGGCTCTTGAGGCTGGTGAAATGGGTATGATGTCTGATGCAGACTTAGCTCGTTTACGCAGGGATTTAGGTATGAAGAGTGGTGGAGAGGTTAAGAAAATGGAAGATGGTGGCGCAGTTACGAAGAAAAAAGGTAAGAGTAAGAAAAGCGGTGGTGCTGTTTGTCGTGGCGCTGGTGCGGCTATAAAAGGGACGAGGTTCTCAGGGGTTAGATAATGACAGCTATTGTCAAAATAGATTTAAAAGTTCTTAGTTCAGGTATTAATCAATCTGTTAATGAGCTTGAAGAGGTTGGAGCGAAGGATGATGGAAACCTCCCAGTCCATTTTAGTCGCTCCCTTGCGGCGACTCAAGGTCGAGTGGACTTTGCTCCAACACAAAAAGGTAAATAGGTATGGCTATTGAAAGAGATGCAGGTCCGGGCGGTATTATAGGCCCACAACTTCCAGAGGTACAACCAGATGAGGTTTTGGTTGAGGGATTACCTCAAGATCCCGGTGTTTTTGAGTTTGATGATGGATCTGCAATTATTGGGGAGTATGCAGAGGAGGAGGAGATACCGCAAATATCTCACGATTCAAACCTAGCTGAATTTATGGATTCGAGTGATTTAGGCAAAATTTCTTCTGATTTAACTGGTGAGATTGATGACGATATATCTTCTCGACAGGACTGGCAGGATACATATAAGCGCGGTTTAGAGTTTCTTGGGATGCAGTATGAGGACCGTGCAGAGCCATTTGAGGGTTCTTCTGGCGTTATACATCCGTTATTGGCAGAAAGTGTTACGCAGTTTCAGGCGCAAGCATATCGTGAAATGTTGCCTGCAAGTGGACCCGTAAGAACACAAGTCGTTGGTGCGCAATCAGAGCAGCTTATTAAGCAGGCAGAGCGTGTCAAGGATTATATGAATTATATGATTACTTACGAGATGGAAGAGTATGATCCTGAGATGGATCAGATGTTATTTTATCTTCCTGTTGTAGGTTCTACGTTTAAAAAGGTATATTTTGATCCTTTAAAAAGTCGTGCTGTTAGTCAGTTTGTACATGCAGAGGATCTTGTGGTTCCTTATGGCGCAACTGATTTGGCGTCTTCTCCTAGAATTACGCACATTATTAAGATGGCCTCGAATGAGGTTAAAAAGCTACAGATAGCTGGTTTTTACCGTGATGTAGACTTGCCTCAAGATGGTTCATCTACAGAAAAGATGTCAGAGGTACAGGAAGCTATTAATGAAGTTCAGGGTGTTTATCCTAGCGGTTCTTCATATGAGCTTACTTTATATGAGATACACACTGATTTAGATCTTCCCGGCTTTGAGGATCTTGACGAAACAGGTGCTGAAAGCGGTTTAAAATTACCGTATGTTGTTACGATTATAGAAGATACTGGAGAAGTTCTTGGTATTCGTAGGAA